GTTGCCAAATTCCAATCGGCGGAATGATAGTAAACAACCAATTAACCACCACAATACTAATCACATAGACTATTGCCCACATAGTTGAATCTCCTGTTGCACCGCAATGGAATTAGATGGGTTCCACGTTGGCGTAGAATTCCATGCTTCTATCCTATCTGCCACCACATTTGCTCTTTGGCTTTCGCGTTTTGGCGTGAAGATACCAAATTTATCTTTGGGCATAAATGAACACATCACAGCATTACTGCTATCGGCAGACGATAATGGAACGTGTTTAATTATCTCCGTAGCTAGCATTCTTAGCCCATGCAATTTACAAATTGGCCTACCCTTTTCGTCACAAATTTTTTCCATTGCTTGGGCCATGCGACTCCAAAATTTTTTACTTCCGGGCCTCATACCTGTTGTAGAACCTAACGCAATTCTGGGCCACTTGGTCGCTAATTGATGTAATCGCCCCATTGACTCATTGAAATGCCAAACAGGCACTCCTTCATCACTAAAAGGCCAATCAGACAACAGCCTATCATTGTCTTCCTCTGACCCCTCTATAACATCTGGGATCAAAGCCCAATCAAACCCCGGATGTCGTCGCCAGTCATCAACCCATTTATAGTAACCAGCAACATCTAAAGTTTTACCAGATTTCCAAACAGAGTAGGCTCCATTGTCAAAAATGAAGGATGATCCTACTTCAGATATTACCTCTAAATCAGCAGGATGCTGAAAACTCACCAGAGCGTGTCTCCCATTAAAGAACTCATGGGATTGGCTTGGTTTTCCAAGCGGCCCTACATGGTAGTGTATCATTACATTCACTGAATAAGCGGTACCACGTTCTGAGGAAGATCAGGGTTCAATTCAGGGTTCAGGAAATCTGAATAGGTTTCCCATAGCGCGCGTTCTAAAACGGTGCCAGAGTGTTGCTTGACATCATTAAGGGCCGTCACTGCTTCCTGTATCTCACCACGATCTATTGCAATCTCTATCATGGAGATGGCGGATGCCATGTGAAATACCATCAGCCCTATTACATTATCAGCCTTTACCATTGCGGTTCTCCAGAGTTTTCAGACGCCTGTACCCATCCAAGAACCCCAAAAACCCCATGAAGTTCTCTTGGATTTCGACAGATGATCCGGTTTCAAATTTCCCCGTCTTCTTGTCGAATCTGAGGATGTACGCCTTCTCTATATCCTTACCGTACATATCCTCTATGGCCTTTGCATAAGCAGAGCATTGGAGGTAGTAAGGTGCGTAAATTGCGCCGGAGGTCTTGAAGTCTATGACACAGTATTCTTCGTTCACTGTGGCTATAGCGTCCACTGTACCCGCGTACTTGTGACCCCGGTGGTACACCTTCTGCTCCACATAGTGCCATTCGACATCGTTGACCTTAACCCACTCCCTAAACGCCTCTATGGATTTCTGAGCAGATTCATGCTCCGGCATAACCGGAATCTTACCCTTCCCTAACTTCCATAATATGGCACCCTCACACCACTTATGCACGGCCTGACCTATGTCTAGCGCGTCCTGCGACTTCCTGCGGAACGCACCCCGGATACCCTTTACCATGTCCTCTGGCGAAATATCCGACTCATGGTTGGCTAGATACCACTTGGCCCCCTCACTTGCCGCCCACGGCAATAACGCCGGTTTGGCAATGGAGTCCAGTATGGTAGTGACAGAGGGGGCGTATTCCCCCTCTACCGTGTAGTAGTGCTTCTTTTCGTCGAATTCGAGTTCGACTTTCATCCCGTCGTGGTATTGAATGATCATTAGAAGTCAAAGTCCTGCTTGGGCTTTTCAAAGCGTTTCCCGTTGTCTTGGGGTTCGGACAGCTTGATGCTCATGTAGCTGTTCCCGCTTTTGGAAGTGTTCTTCCATGCCGCCGCGCGAACTTCCTTACCTTTGACCAGACCTTTACCCGTCATAAACGGATGCTTCTCACTTTCCTTCTTCTCGTTCACCCATAAGGTGATTGTATCGTCCTGCGGTTCATATGCCATTTTACGGCCCTCACGTTGCTGTTGAATTAACTGCTCTTCATTGGCCCAACCCTGCGCGTTTTCGTAGTCGTCGAGCCACTCCTGATTCGTTTCATACACCTGCTCGGCAGTCATTATACTATACCTGCCCTGTGGTTTGCTTGTAGTGTTCGCCATACCTCTATCTTAGCCTCTGCTGTGGTGAAGTAGTGCCTTAGTTCAGATTCTTCCTGTACAGCCGCTCTCAAGCCCTCTAGCACCCCGTTATAGTCAGAGTGAGCATATGCCCACGCCTCTTTATCAGCGATAGTTTTTCCCTGTGCTTGTGCGAAGAGGGTAGAAAATTTCACTTTCTTGTAGTCTTCTATGTATTTCCGATCTGCCGTAGCTTTGGCTAACTTGGCTGTGTTTTCCATCATCCACTCTAAGGCTCTCTCTACTGATTGCTCATCAGTCATTTAATCCAGACTCCATCGCTTAGATAGCATCCCCTGCCATCAAATATAAGGTCATCCCACCACCTAAGTTCCGTATAATGTACGGGCTTGGAGTGCTTCCTCAACCAAGCCATACAGTCCTTTTTTGTTCTAGAGTAGAAAACAATTTGATCAGTTTTACCACCAACATAGGCTTGTCTTACTGCCCACCCTAATTTCTTACCTTCCCGGCTAATGTCTGGAATAACATCCCAATCGTTGAGTTGACCGCCTGAATCCTCTCCATTTTCCCTACTAAACTCTTTTAAGTTTAGCTTTCTCAGAAAGCCTCTATACAAGTTAGAGTCTTCCCGATGATCTAGTCCTTTAAGTTCCATCTTATGCATATTTTCTAGACCACCCTATCTCTTTGAATCCAATGTCGCCACCGCCGCGATCTATTTCATTTCCATTCCTATCACGTACCACCAATGTGGGAAGGTCTATAATTGCCCAAGTGTGTTTAGCCTTACTGACATTAAATTTGAAATCAAAGGTATCAGATTTATACACAAGCTGCCCCCAGCCCGTAGCCCAAAACGCAAAAGTTTCACCCTCTTTGGTTAGAATAATATGCCAGTGTGGTGAACCTGCCCTTACTCTTTTTGACCAGCAATGAGATTTATATTTAGCTAGTTTTTGCCCGGTTCTTTTCCCATCCTTCTCTGGTGTTGTACCTTCATAATTGGTTTGCCCATAAACTTGCTCCCAGTGTTCGCTGGGCATTCCCTCATCCTCAAAATATATTGTATTCATAAGGCTTGTACTCAATGGATATTACTCCCGCGCGGGTCGCTTTGTCCAGCGTCTGTAGAATAAATAATCCCTGCCAATCGATCACATCCCTATCACCCTTATGTAGCCTGTCATGGCACTCAAAGCACAATGGCATCGCAAATATGTCGGATGCCTTCACACCTGCTCCCCCTGAAAGTGGTGAATAGATGTGTTTTAAGTGGTGTGCCACTATGGTGCCATCCATCAGTTGGCAATTCACACAGGGCATCTCACTGATGAATTTCAGGTAGTCAGCATTCTCCCATCTCTTGTCTTTTGGTATCACGTCTGGCCCCCGCAATTCTTTTGAAAAGTGCCAACGCTTGTCATAGTTCACAAGCATCCCCGGTACACGCCAGTTCTTGGCTACTGGTGGTGTTGTCCTCACCTTCCTGAACCACACCCCAATCTATCTTTTCCATGCTGGACATCAGCTTATTGTATTCCCGCTTAGTGATTGTTTCGTAGGGTGCTTCTTGGTAGATATGGGCGTCATCTGCTTTTGGAAGGAAACTCACCCCGCTCAATATATCAAAATTATCGTAACACCACGCCCCTACCTTCATCCATTCTGATTCTTCAACGTACACTGTAATGCTTGGCTTATGTTCGCACCAATGTACGGCAAACTTCTTCCACGTTTCCAGATGGGAGATAGCGTCTACCTTCTCCCTTACAACTGATTCAGAAGGAGCCTTCACGGGGAAGGCAAAAACTAAAGCCTCTGTGTTGTAGGGGTCAGTTACACATGGGATTTGAGCAGAGACCAGAGCCTCATTGAGGGGGTC